CTGGGCAAGAACCTCAGGCTCTGGCGTGAGATCGTCGAGCACACGGGGAGCGTGGACATCATCGCCAGGCTCCAGCAGGCGCGCAACCGATCACAGCCGCTGGTCCCGACCAACGGTGAGGTGAAGAAACGGAACGGAGAGCCGAAGGGGGCCGAGTGATGTGGTTCAAGGACGGGCCGTACAACGCACCGGACGTCGTGATCGACCACACGCCCTACGAGACCAGGGAGTGGGTCACCGCGCACTACGACGGGTTCGTGTTCTTCTCGGGCATGGTGACCGGCGCGGCGTCGCTCGTGGTCCTATTCATGGTTTGGCTCGTGGTCTTCAGTCTGATCTGGTGAGCGTATGATCGCAACGGCAACACACAGCGCGAAGCTTGTACCGCGGCCCGACCGTGAGGACCCCGAGGACCAGCTAGTCACTGACATCGGGAGCTTCGCCACCGACCCGATGGGCTACGTGATGTACGCGTTCCCCTGGGACAGCGATCACCGCATCCAACTGTGCAAGCTTGTGGAGCCCTGGGCGAGTCGCTACCCGAACTGCGAGTATGGGCCCGACGTCTGGCAGTGCATGTACCTCGACAAGCTCGGTGAGGAGATCCGCAAGCGGGGCTTCAACCCACTGCGACCGAGCGCAGTCGACCCGGTGCAGATGGCCACGGCCTCGGGCCACGGGATCGGCAAGGGTGGCCTGACCTCGATGTTGAGCTGCTTCCTGCTCGACACGCGTCCTGGGGCCAAGGGTATCGTCACCGCCAACACGAGCAACCAGCTCAGGACCAAGACGTTCGCGGAGATCGTGAAGTGGCGGAGGCTGAGCGTCACGAGCCACTGGTGGGACCTGAGTTCGAGCGACATGTACGTCCGCTCGAAGAAGCACAAGCCCGGAACGTGCAACAAGGCGGGCGAGTGCAGCTGTCCAGAGAACTGGCGGCTCGACGGCATCACCTGGCGGAAGGAGCAGAGTGAGGCGTTCGCTGGCCTGCATGCAGCGAGCAGCTCTCCGTTCTACATCTTCGACGAGGGGAGCGCCGTTCACGACGTGATCTACGAGGTCAGCCAGGGAGGCATGACGGACGGTGAGGGGTTCTTCTTCCTCTTCGGGAACCCGACGCGCAACAAGGGTGCGTTCTTCGACGCGTTCCACAAGAACAAACATCGCTGGCTCACGCAGCAGATCGACAGCCGCGACTGCGCGCTGCCGAACAAGCGGAAGATCAAGGAGTGGCTCGACGACTTCGGCGAGGACAGCGACTTCTTCCGAGTGCGTGCACGTGGTGTGTTCCCTCGCAGTGGCGTGCGGCAGCTGATCGCGAGCGACGACGTCTACTTCTCGATGAGCAGAGAGCTGCCGAGCGTAAACAACCACGTCATGGTCCTAGGTGTCGACTGCGCCTGGAGCGGAAGCTGCGAGAGCGTCATCCAGCCACGCATGGGGGACGACGCGCGGACGTTCGAGAGACGCGTGTTCAGGGGCATCGACCCGACGCAGCTGGCGAGCGAGGTTGCGGCGTACGCGAACGAGCTGCGTGCACGTGGTGTTCCACCGGCCATGATCTTCGTCGATGCAGGTGGGCTCGGTGGTGGCACGTACAGCAGGCTGCTGGAACTCGGCTACCCGGTCTACCCCGTCTACTTCGGCGATCGCAAGAGCTGCGACACGAAGCAGTTCAAGCAGAAGGACGCGGAGATGTGGTGGCGGATGGGCGAGTGGCTGAAGGCCGACGGGTGCCTCGACAAGGACGAGACGCTCAGCGATCAGCTGACGCACCGGGAGTATAGCTACACGGGGGCCATGCAGGTCGTGCTGCAGACGAAGGACTCGATGGAGGAGGAGAGTGTGGGGTCTCCCGACAGGGGCGATGCACTGGCCTGCACGTTCGCCGAGGTCCTGGGCTTCGCGACACACGAGGAGGCTGCAGAGCAGTACGAGACGACAGATCACGAGCGTCAACTGTCGGCGCCCGAGTGGGATCCTTATGCGTGAGGAGGCAAACCGATGATCGAGAAGATGAAGATCAATATCGCTTGGATGGTTCCTCGGTGGCTCGTGCACTGGTGTGCGATCAGGATGATGGCCCACGCGACCACTGAGGTCTACCCCGACAGGACTCCAGACGGCATCAACATCTGGGAGTACCTGAAGGCCTGGGGGTAGCGAATGGGATTCAGGGCACCACGGCCACCGCAGCAGGTGATACCGCCATCGCCACCGTCGGCCATCGATCCTTCGGTGTTCGTGGCACGCGAGGAGCGGCTGCGTCGAACGCGTGGCCAGCGTGGCATCCGCGGCACGATCCTCACGGGCCCCGGGGGTGTAGTTGAGAAGCGGACCATCCTGGGCCGACCGGCCCTCTTTGCCAGGCCTGCGCCCGGCGGGTTGACGAAGTAATGCCCGAGCCCACCAAGAAGAGACTGTCTGCGGAGAAGACGGCGCTGATGAGGGTGCGCAGCTCCTGGGACCCTCACTGGCAAGACCTGGCGGACAACTTCGCGCCGCGCTCCGCACGCTTCAGTCTGAGCGACAAGAACCGCGGGACGAAGATGAACAAGAAGATCATCAACAACGCGGGGACGATGGCGCTCCGCGGTCTGTCCAGCGGACTGATGGCAGGACTCACGTCACCTGCACGCCCGTGGTTCCGGCTGACGACTGGCATCCCGGGCCTGATGGAGCAGTTCGATGTGCGGGCCTGGCTGAACAAGGTCGAGCGTCTGATGCGCGAGGTCCTGGCGCGATCGAATGTCTATCGTGCGCTGCCTCGCGTGTACTTCAACGAGGCTCTCTATGGCACGAGCCCGATGTTCGTCGAGGAGGACGAGGACAGCGTGATCCACTGCAGCGTCCTTCCCATCGGGTCCTACGCTCTGGGCACCAACCAGAAGGGCAAGGTCAATCGCGTCTTCCGCAATGTGTCGCTCACGGTCGACCAGCTTGAGAAGAAGTTCGGCCTCGACAAGCTGAGCAACGAGGTCCGCTCGCTCCACATGCAAGGACACCTTCATCAGGAGATCGCTGTCGTGCACGTGATCGAGCCGAACGACACGCGCATCCCCGAGCGCGAGGATGCCACAGGCATGCCGTGGCGGAGCATTTGGTACGAGGACAACAAGAACACGCACGGCCTGCTGGGTGTCGGGGGGTTCCGCGAGTTCCCGGTCATGGCGCCCCGCTGGGACGTCGAAGAGGGCGACACCTACGGCGGTAGCCCGGCCATGGACGCTCTGGGTGACGTGCGGCAACTGCAGCACATGGAGAAGAAGCGCGGCCAACTGCTCGACAAGATGGTGCACCCGCCCGTCCAGTCACCGGGTGTGCGCAAGAGCGTGCGTGCGTCGCTCCTGCCCGGTGCCGTCACGTACCTCGGTGCGATGGCTGGCCTTGGCAAGATCGAACCCCTGCACACGGTTGATGCGCGTGGCCTCCAGCAGGCTGAGGACATCCTGAGGGTCGAGGGGCGGATCAACGAGGCTCTCTACAAGACGCTGTTCCTCATGCTCAGCCAGGGCCGTCGTGCGCCGCAGAAGACTGCGCGTGAAGTCGACGAGCTACACGAGGAGAAGATACTGCAGCTCGGCCCGGCCCTGGAGAGCCAGGAGGACGAGCTGCTCGACCCGTTCATCGATCGCCTGTTCGAGATCATGAACCGCAACGGCATGATCCCACCCCCGCCAAGTCAGCTTGAGGGGTCGGAGCTGCGCGTCGAGTACATCAGCGTCCTGGCACAGGCGCAGAAGATGCTCGGTCTCGTGAGCGTCGAGAAGATCGCGCAGTTCATCGTCGAGCTGAGCCAGTTCGAGCCCGCCGTGCTAGACAAGTTCAACTTCGATCGTGCTGTCGACGAGTACAGCCTGCTGGTCGGCACGAACCCCGAACTCATCCGCTCGGACGACGACGTCCAGCAGATCAGGACGCAGCGCGCAGAGCAGCAGCAGCAGGCAGAGCAGCAGCAGGCCGAGGCGCAGGCACTGCGCGATGCCGGTGCCGGTGCTAAGAGCCTGGCCGAGGCTCAGTCTGTAGACGGCGGGTCGAGCTTCCAGCAGCTGCTTGAGGCGAGCGGCGCGAGCGCAAGAGCCGCGGCATGAGGGGTAGTAGCAGGAAGGTAGGCGAGGGCGCCAACGAGAGAGCCCAGGGCCGCATGAGGAAGCAGGAGCGCCTGGACAGCAAGCAGGAGGTCAAGGACCTGATCGACGTGATGGGCACGCCGGAGGGACGCAGGCTCTTGTGGCGCATCGTGCACTACACGGGCAGCGGGATTTCGAGCGTGGCCGCGCAAGACGGGATCCTCGATCCGATCGGAACGATATACAACGAGGGGCGGCGTGACGTGGGGCTGATGATACGCGAGTGGATCAAGGACGACTGCCCGGCAGCGGGCATGCAGATGTACAACGAGATGCTGTCGCTTGAGGCCGCTGAACGCGCGGAGGACGAGCGGGAGCAGGAAAACGAGGGGAACGAAGATGGGACTGACAGCTGAAGAGACTGAAGAGAAGACTGCCGAAGAGACTGCGGCAGCCGAAGCTGAAACTGAAGAGGCCAGAGTAAAGGCCGCGGCCGACGAGAAGACGAAGGCCGATGCTGCGAAGGCAGCTACCGAGAAGAAGGAGAAGGAAGCTGCAGAGGCGAAAGCCCGTGATGCAGTGCCCGAGACCTACGAGTTCCGTGCTGCCGAAGGCATGACGCTCGACAAGGAGGCGATCGCTGAGTTCAGCCCGGCCATGAAGGCCGCGGGGCTGAGCCAGAAGAACGCACAGCTCCTGATCGATGCCTACACCAAGCGGCAGCAGGGAGAGGCAACACAGTGGGCGAAGCAGATCGACACGTGGAAGGCCGAGGTAAAGGCCGACCCCGATATCGGTGGCGAGAAGGCCGATGCGAACATGAAGCTCGCGCAGAGAGTGGTCAAGCGTTTCGGCAACGAAGCACTGGCCAAGGAGCTGCAGCGCACCGGCTACCAGGAGTACACCGAGTTGGTCAGGATCTTCGTCAAGATCGGACGCGCTATGGGCGAGGACACACTCGCTGGTAGTGCTGGAGGTGGTGGTAGCGGCGACAAGACCCCCGCCGAAGTCATGTACGGGAAGAAGGACAAGTAACCCGTACGAGGAGTAGCAAATGCCGACTCTGGACAATAAGTACCCGACCCTACTCGACGTTGCACGCAGTCTCGACCCCGATGGTCAGACGGCGATGCTCGCCGAGATGATGACCCGGGTGAATCCGATCCTGGAGCATATGCCTTACATGGAAGGCAACCTCCAGAATGGACATCAGGGTTCGATCCGTACAGGACTACCCACGGTGGCGTGGCGCATCCTGAACTACGGAACCCTCCCGAGCAAGTCTCGGAGGAAGAGCGTCACGGACACCTGCGGCGCCATGGAGGCCTTCGGCCAGATCGACGAAGAGGTGTTCAAGCTCAACGGCTCGAAGGACAGCTTCAGACTGAGCGAGGACATTGCTCACATCGAGGCCATGAGCCAGGAGCTGGCCACGACCGTGTTCTACGGCAACCAGAGCGTCGATCCCGAGAAGTTCACGGGACTGGCGCCGCGCTTCTCCGACCTGAGTGCGGAGAACGGCGCGCAGATCGTGGACGGCGGTGGGACGGGCTCCGACAATATGTCGGCCTGGCTCATCTCGTGGAGCGAACGACACTGTCACGGGATCTACCCGAAGGGCTCGAAGGCGGGCCTGGAGTTCGAGGACCTGGGCGTCGAGACGAACCAGGACAGCAACGGCCGGTTGATGCGCGTTGTGCGCAGCCACTTCATGCAGAAGGCCGGACTGCACATCAAGGACTGGCAGGCGATGGCCCGGATCGCGAACATCGACGCGAGTCTGATGATCGCGGACTACACGGCACTCGACATCATCGAGCTGATGATCACCGCCGAGTTCAAGATTCCCCTGCGCCTCCGCGCGCAGGGCGACACCGGTCGGATGGTCTGGTACGTGACCCCGACTTTCAAGGAGGCGCTGGTCAAGCTGGCGCTGCTGAACAAGAGCGCACCGACACTCACGGTCCAGGTCCTGGAGAACAAGACGCGAATGGTCGCGGTCAACGGGATCGAGGTCTTCGAGGTCGACGCACTGACCAGTGCAGAAGCCCAGGTCACGTAAGGAGAATGAGATGAGACTCGACAAGCTTCTGGAGTTCTCCGATGCGCAGGTGATCACTGCGGACGCTATTTCGAGCGTCATGGATCGCAACGCACCGGACGGGACGGTTCTCGACGACTTTGCGGTCGGGAGCCAGCCGCTGTACCTCATCATGAAGGTCACGGCATCGTTCAACACACTGACCTCGCTCGATGTGAGTTTCGAATCGAGCGCGGCTGCAGCCCTGACCACGGCGAGGGTGCACATCCAGCCGAAGGTCATCCTGCTTGCGGCCCTTCTCATCAACAGCATCCACCTGATCGGGCAGCTGCCCGGCGGTGGTCCGCTGACGCTGAGGTACGCGGGGTTGCGTTACAACGTCATCGGGACGAACCCGACTCTGGGTGCAGTGAGCGCCTGGTTCACGGAGACGATCCCGGCCAACATCGGCAGCGTGCTGTCGTAATTTCCAGGGGGCGGTGGGCAAGCCTGCCGCCCCCGTAGGGGTAGTGATGCCGACTCACAGATACAGAGCGAAGAGAAAATGCTACTGGGACAACATTCTGTTCGATGAGGACAAGGAGTACACGCTCCATGTCGACGAGCAGGCCGACCCGCCGATCATCCCGCCGTACCACCTCGAACCGCTGGACGGTGGTCCTGTTGAGCCAGTGCCGAACACGAAGCTCGCGCGCATGCGTGAGGGTCGGAGTGCGAGGGCCTACGACTCGGACATCCAGGCTGACCCGGCGACGATGCACGAGTCGGCGAAGAAGGACAAGATCGTGACCGAGGGTAAGGCCCCGCGCAGCAAGCCAAGAGGTAGGCAGACGGCCGCGCAGAAAGCTGCCTCAAAGGCCAAGAGTGCAAAGGCCAAGAAGGATCGGCCGAAAGTCACGAAACCGCGGGCGACACCGCCAGCACTGAGCTAGACCGATGCCGCTGTCCGACGTCGACATCTGCAACCTCGCGCTCGGTCACCTGCAGACCGACAAGAGGATCTCCAGTCTCACGAGCGACACGAGCCGCGAGGCACGGGCCTGCAACACGTACTACCAGAACACCCTGGAGAGTGCGATCGGCGACGGGGAGTGGAAGTTCGCACGCAAGAGGGGGGCGCTGATCGTTGCATCCGGGACGCCCCCCTCCGAGTGGGGATACCAGTACGACTGGCCGAGTGACGCGATCACGCTGCTCCACATCGAGGACGGCCTGAAGACCCGCCGACCGGACCAAAGGATACCGTTCAGGATCGAGATCGAGAGCGCGACCGGCAAGCGTCTGATCTTCACGGACCAGCTTGATGCGGTGATGATCTACATGTTCCTCAACACAGCGACAGCCACCTACCCGCCAGCGTTCTCGCGCTACTTGTCGTGGCGCCTTGCGGCAGAGATGGCGATGGCCATCACGCACGACGCGACGATCCAGCAGGCTGCTGCTGTTGGTGCTCAGCTTGCGGCCCTCGACGCAATGTCGACGAACGAGGCGTCGGAGCAGGACCCGATCGAGCCGGACAGTCCGTCAATCGCATCGAGGCAGTAGTGCAGCCGGTCAAACAATCGTCGTTCGCTGGCGGCGAGGTCTCCCCCGAGCTGTATGGGCGTACCGACAGCACGGTCTACAGGGAGAGTGCACGCCTCGTCCGCAACTTCTACACCACACCTTTCGGGGCAGCCAAGAACAGGCCGGGCACCAGGTTCGTCCGCGAGGTCAAGGACAGCGCACGAGCGACCTACCTCCTGCCCTTCGTCTTCAGCGAGAACCAGTCGTACGTCCTGGAGCTGGGCGAGTTCTACATGCGGTTCCACACACAGGGCGGGACTGTCATGGACCCTGTGGTCCCGACGAACCCGTACGAGATCGTGGCACCCTGGAGCGCAGCGCAGCTCTCGAAGTTAGGGACACCTGCGCAAGTGAACGACATTGTGACGCTCACTCACCCGGACTTCCCACCCTACGAGCTGAAGAGGTTCGGGAACACCAACTGGACGCTCACGCCACTGAGTGTGCTGAACGACGTGCAGCCCCCGACGAGCGTCTCTCAGGACAACGCATGGCAGACGATCGACCCCTCGGATGAGGTGCACCCGGACCAGACGTGGGACTGGGTTGTCACGTCTGTCGACAAGCGTGGCGTCGAGTCCCTAGCGAGTGTGCCGCTCCAGTTCACTGATGCAATTCTGTACGCGGACAAGATCAAGCCGAGGTTCACGTGGAACCCGGCGACAGTCGGCCCGGCTGCTGACTACTGGAACGTCTACCGCGGGAAGAACGGTGTGTACGGGTGGGTGGGTTCGTCGGAGGAGAACTTCTTCACCGACGATGCCGTCGTCCCCGACTACTCGATCACACCACCGCAGCAGCGTGAT